GATATTACACACTGGCCGAATGCTGCGTAATCATGGTCGCCCTCTTTCGTGGCGCGAGTGAAACCGGCATCGCGTCGATTAATCAAACCCCGAAGTTTTCGGGTACCCCACTGCAACCAACCACGACCCGCGCTGTCAGGCTCTTCGTCTGTCACACCTATTTTAAACCAGTCTCCGTCACGCAACATCGCGTGAAAGGAATTCGCTAAATCTCGTCGTGCTAACACAGGGTATGAGTTCGCCAGATTACCTGCGACTTCAGCACCCACGTTTCGTGTGATTGTAAAATCAGCACGTTCAGGGTAAAAGTGATCAGCGATTGTCTGCCATAACGGTAATACCATTCGCTGAGTGTCGAATAACTTATCGCTGCGCTGCACCACCATGTCAGGACTCATCACAGCGGCGAGTCCTGACCGTTGAGAACCGTTGATAATCGCCCACCAGCAGAGCGGGATCGCATCCGACGTTCGACTTCGTTTCGTCGCTTGGTGTTTTCAGGGTCAGGGTTTTCAACGGCATTCATGATCTTTTCCTGTAACGCCTTTAGGGTATTAGCCGCCGTTGCTTCTGGCGCAGCACTGGATGCGACGGCTTTCCCTGTGCTGGCGAATGGTACGAATAAATCACTCATTGCCAACACCCTCTTATTTCACTGAACATCAGTAATCACCTCTGTCAAATCGCGTGAGAGACCGCGCCACGCGCTTTACTGCTGGTGGTCTCCATGTGTCGTTCATCATAACTCCGTGTTCACCACCTGTCGAGGGTGCTTCCTTTATTATCCGAGGGAACAACTCTGTCAACGCCCAAATCATCGCATCGGCACGATCTGGTGATCGTGTACCCACATACCCGCTTGTTGTCATCCCACATAGCTGATCTTCGATCTCTGGGAAATACCCGATGTGGTGGACGTAGCCCTGCTCATACAGTGTGGCAATTGGTTCAGCCCGTACATGTTTACCACGGGTGGCCGTCACGGTTTTATACGGCAGTGCGCGATTCTTAGCCTGTAACACGGCGCGAACCATGTCACCACCGTAGTTCGCCTCACCTACGATCACATCGGCTCTGTGGCGACTGTGGGCAGCGTTCACCACGTCTGCCCACTCTTCGGGTGAGTGGCGACCCGACAAGTCTTCGATTACATACGCCCGACCGTTGGTACCCAGCTTAACCACGACAATACCCACCTCATCGCTGCGCGAATCTTCACTGCCCTGACACCCTGACGGGTCAACAGCGATCACCACTCTAACGAATTCAGGTACCGAACCGGTTTGCCCAAGCACACGCTGCTGCTGTAACAACTCTTCTGACCACAGTTGTCCTTCTGAGTCATCGGCAAACTTGCCAAACAGGAACCGATTCCGATCCCGCTCCGACATTCCGTTCAGAATATTCAGATACTCAGGTGAAATATTCTCAGTGTTATCAGCAGGGTTAATCAGGTGGAACCCGTAATTGAATTCGTTAAGAACCGGTGCGCGTGTCACGGGCGACTTCTTATCCAGAAACAGAACATACGTCCAGTGTTTTTTACTGGGTGGGTTAAAGTCATAATACGCTCTGGGTTTCAATGGCTTCCCATCACGGCCTGCGACCAATTGTGCGAGACGTGAATGCGCCAATTCAACTGAACGCCACGGTATCTGACTACACTCATTGAAATACAGTGTGACGAACTCCATACCAAGAATTTTCTCAGTGCGGTCTTTGTCGTCGAGGCCAGCAAACCACACCTCAGAACCGTTTGGCAGTGTCATGAACCAATCGGTGCGATTGAGCATTTCATTAAGTGGAGGGAGTTGAGGGAAACACAGGCTCAACACTTTCGGGAGTGTGTCACCAATAATAGATGCTTTAAGTGCGTTGAAACGAAATCTGAACACTACATGCCTAGAACCCGCTGAGGTGATTGCCCGTATTAAAAGCATTCGCGTTAGGAAAAACGTCTTCCCTGAACGAGATCCGCCACCCAATGCGGTGTGGGTGGCGGAAGATGTCACTAAGTCACGGGCTTTCACCTGCGCTTTAGTGAGTTTGAAGGCCATTGATTACTATTTACCCTTAACCTTACGGAACCGCGCCTGAAACTCTTTGTCGCTGAGTACGAACTGCTTAGAGTCGCGTCGAGTGGACTTCATGACCCAATCGCCATCTTCTAGGTCTTTAATGCCACCCTCAACTAAGTTGATGTAGACCTTACGATCTTCTGGGTCTTCTTTGTAGTCTGGGTTATCGTCGCCACGATCATTCTTTTTTTCACGCTCATGGCGATCATGGATAGTGCTGTCATCTCGGTCTTCGTCAAAATCCTTTTCGGCAACACCAGCCAAAAACGCCTTAGTTGCTTTTTTAGTGGTTTTACCTTTTACGAACTGTTGAGCTACAAACTGCTCTGGAATTTCTTCAAACATTTCAATCTCCAAAAATTACAGGTTTCTAAGCACCCAGTGTAAATGTTCCCGCAAACCGTAGTCAACAACAGATGTAATCGCACATGTGGCATCGCGGATGGTGATTGCATTCAGTGTTTCCGATGTCATTGTCCCTGTCTGCTCAACATCGAGACACTTCTGGACGTGTTTGAAAACATCAGTCACGCTCATGTGCATGGATAACTCCAGCATGACCACAGCCCAACGCGGCGGTAACTGAGCGCAGTATAGCGGCTGCCAGTTCAATGCTCTATATAAGGACTCTAATTCCTCTGAGAATACCGGTTTGATTTTTTTTTGATCGCCCTCCATTTTTTTTGGGGGGTTAATTGCGTTGAGTGCTTCGATCAGGGTCATCGTTTTTCAAACGCTACCATCAGCACTGCACTCAGCGCACTCAGCGCACTCAGCGCAGCAATCAGGTTCGGCACGATTGCTGATAGGGCGCTCGCCGCTTCGAGGATGTTGAGCTGGTCAGTCTCAGTCAAGGCAATGCTGGACACGCTGGAAGCGATTGAGACGATGAGTGCGATTATGATTTTGGTTTTCATGGGTCAGAGTGTATTTGGTTTTGGGTGAGTCGTCAAGGGTGACGCGAAACTTAGCGACATTGTGCGAACGTTTGGCTCAGGGGGGGTGTAAGTGGCCGACCCCCCTCTTTTTTTAGGGTGATAGTACTCTAATTCACCGTTAAAAATCAATGGCTTACAGGTATACCGCTTGTTCAGGGGGTGGGTTGATTATGGGGTGACGAAAGGTTGAGAACTGAAAACCGTTTAAAATCAATGACTTACAGTTATTCAATATTCATGATTATAGTCGTAATCATGAAAACGCACCAGCGGATGCGGTGCGTGGTGGTGAGGCGTGATGGTGAGGCGTGATGCGGTGCGTGGTGGTGAGGCGTGGTGGTGAGGCGTGATGCGGTGAGGCGTGATGCGGTGCGTGGTGAAGTGGTGCCGCCGCGTGATGACGCACCGCATCACGCGGCGCGTGGCGGTTTACGCTTCGAGATCTTCAGATTCAATCACGATGGGAATTGCTTTGGTCTCAATCCGCTGAATATCCTGATAATCGTCATCTTTTCGGCACCGGAGGATAAATTCCGCGCCTTTGCTACGGTTAATCACGGCCTGCCCTACCAGTTGGTTTTCGATCACTAGGTTAAATTCCGCGCACACAGCCGCAAACGCGGGGCGCTGTGCATACTCCCAGAACGATTTTTTTGCACGGAGACCCAACGCAACGCAGACTCCCGCTACGGTTGTAACCCGCAAAAGCCCGTTGCTATTGTCCTGGATGTACCCCCTCACAATTTTGTTAAATAGTTCAATGTCGTCAGGACTGTCAGGGTTGAATTTCATGTCACTTCTATGTCTGGCCATGGTGAATACCTCGGTTAGTGTCCACACAGCATACGCCGCAACCGATGGTAATCACAAGGGCGTTGAGAAGTGAATGAAATCAATGACTTACAGAGCAGCGGTGAGTTGAGAACTTAGTGCAGAACCCAGCTAAGTCATTGATTTGTAAGGGTTCAAGGCGTTCAACTTCTCAACTTCTCAACTTCTTAATGAATCGAAACCTATATGCATATGTACATGTGTAATACATGTATGCACACTGTTTGTATGGCACAGTTATATATATATAGTTAAGAAGTTAAGAAGTAAAGAAAAGAAGATTGTTAAAAATCAATGACTTACAGCAGGTTCTTAAGAAACCGCTGTAAAGAAGTGAGTTGAGAAGTTAAGAAGATTTTCAGCTACATACAGAACATGTGGCTACATACCGAACATGTGGCTACATACAGAACATACGAACCGCGCCGATCAATGGAACATGTGGTTACATATAGCGAACCGCGCCGATCAACAGGACAGCCGCCACGCCTTCGGTGCTAAACGAGGACACGGCGCGAACCGCGCAGCGATCTGTAATATAGTCAACCTCAGCGGCGGAAAACCACCCACCGCGTGGTAACGTGCGAGTTTTCAACCATTTCGGTTAATCCCCACGGTCGTGGGGAACACCACAGTGCC